CATGACCTTGATCTGGATCTTCCCTAAAGCGGCGGCTACAGTAGGTGACGTCGAATACTGTACAAGATCGTTGCCGCCTTCACGCCACATCACGAAGAAATAATTTCCTCCTTTGATGTCCGACCCTGTCCTCGACACGAACTCCCATTCTTCCTCGAGAGGGAAATACATGGTCTCACAAAACGACGCAACATATTTGTCGTCGTTCGTGTCTATGTCAATGGGATTGGCCTTAACGTATTTGCTTCCGTGTCCGCCCTTGCAGAACGTCCACTCCTCTGTGTTCTGCCTCATAGCAGACGCAAATTGCGCAAACGGAACAGTAGAGTTCGATTGTTCGCCAAACGAGGATACTGCAGACAGGGGTCCGTCAGAAAGCGGCTTGAACAATCCCAGTGTGCCCGTCTCCGTCAAGGTAGGCTGAGCATAAGCCAGATGCCCACTGGCGTCGTTCTTGCGACGGAGAATCCTCCAATGGTAGGTGCAATCCGCTGACACCATCGGAAGATTAGCCGAAATGACGACACGAAAATATTTCGCGTTCATCCTCTGGCCAATTCTGTATCCAGGCGCCAGAGAACTGCCCTGCTGGGAAAGGTAACCAAGATTAAAAATCATGGCACCAGCACTGGCGTAACCGTCATTCGGACCCGTAATCCTATTCAGACCATGCAGATTCCAGCCAACATCTGCAGTAATGGAAGGATCGTGGGTCATCGTCACCATGGCCATTGAATACTGGGTCTCAATGTTCTTGTTGATCTCTTTCTTGGCTGCTTTCTCAGCCAGTTTTATGGCAGCATCCCAATCTATGGCCTTGGCGCCATACTTGTCTTTGAACTGCTTGCTGCCAGTGGCGTTTGAATAAGTTTTGCCGGTAGATTTCGACTTCTTCGCAAAACCGCCGGTAGAAGGTGCCTTTCTTTTGGGTGGCATTCTTTGGCTATTAGTAAATACAACCCATCTAAGACGAGCTGCACTTACTTGTTGTGCGACGCCACGTATGCTTGGAGATGCGTTAACCCCCTCTTTTTGAAGCGAGAATACTCTTTAAACTGGGCCTTCTTGTCCTCTCTTGCTCTCTTCCAGCGGCGGTGAATGTCACGCCTTATGCGTTCGTCAGTATCGGATTCAATTTCGAAGGGGTAACCGTCGTCGTTCCAGATGAGTCTGCGTGACTCGGGGATCATGAAGTGCAAGTTTAAGAGGAAACGCTGACACCACTCAGCTTTTAAGTTCACTTCGGCTAAACTCTGGGTACCTACTTTGTGACGCTACTGCGGGTCTCAAAGCGGGGTGTTGTTCCACCGGTTGGCCAGGCCAAGCCCTGATGTCAGGGGTTGATTTTGAGGGATTTAATTTGGGGCGCAGCGGTGGAGGCGGCCTCACTGCTGGATGCGGAGGAAATTCCGGTGACTCTGACCTGTCAGTCGGGGGCACAGTCTGCACATCGGCCATGTGAGACGCCCTCAACAACTGCGTCAAATAGTTGATTTCAGAATAACATTTGTCGATATCTGTTATCAAAAATGCGATGCGACGTGAAAGATAGCCGCGAATATCTTCGTTCGGTGTCATTCTGGTATGAAATACATGCCAGCTACATGCTGTGGTCGAAGCTTTATGTTCTCCGTAACGACTCTACGGTACTGGTCACCCAGAATCTCCATCATGCGCCCAGATCTCCGAACTAGCGACGCGGCGGCGTTCAACAAAGCGTTAATCCCTTGGCCTTCGTCCGTTTTGGGCACAAACATCGTATTGTACCAAATCTCTCCGTCCACATCTGCGTTCAGAAGTTCCCCGTCCTCAAAACTGGCCCATGCTTCCAGCTCGTAAGCAATAGCCTTATCGGTGATGACGTGCGTGACCCGTATCATGAAGTCTAGATAGTCTAGGCAATGCACCTTCGTTACACAGAACCTAAAACGTTCTAGTGTCTTCGTTTCAGGCAACAATGCCGAGTCCGGCGTTTGTTTGTTTTGGGGTAGACAGCGCGAAAACGCGCAGATGATAGTCTGATCGACTGGTGTCTCGGTAGCCCAACCAGCCAACGTTGGTTCGTCGTATAATTGAAATTTCCGTAGGAAAAAAGGGATAAGATCCGTGTGGGGTAGACTTTCGTCTGCAACATAATTGACTAAATCGTCATAATGCGGTGAGTATCCCACCGTGTATGCTGGTGCACGCTCCAGCAACTGAGATAAAATGCTTTGATCTCTGTAGCTTTCCATGACGCTTCGCTGTTGGAAATGATGATGACACCTTACGCTTCGCACTCCAGGTGACATCTTATAGCATCACCTCACACTCTCGTGTTCCGTGAAGCTTATTGCGATCACCCCTCATCTCGCTTCCGCTGTTTCCGAGTGATCGCTGACGTGTCATTGCAAGTTTCACCGGAATTCAATAGTCTCTGCATTCCAATAAATCGCGCACTTGCATTAGCGTGCTGCGTTGGCCCGACAATGACACGTCGGGGTTTACTCCTGGTGTGCATGGCCAATGGCATAAATCGCGCAAAGTCTAAATGGCACACCGCCTCACTTGGCCTGCGGGAATTTCGGCTATCGGCCCTTCTCGCTAAGCGAGGAGGTCCTTCGACGCACAGACCCCTCAGTGGGAGTGGCCCGAGCGTTTATGGGAGTAAACCCCTGTTATGGGAGTGGGACGACCGATCCTATTGGCCCTTCGGGTTGATTCACGAATCAAATCGCTCGCTGCAAGCAGTACTCCCACTCCCATCGCGCCCGACACAATGTTATATATTTGTCGGGCGCGATGTCGGACCTTCGGTCCTCCGAGCCTCCGGCTCTTGTTTATAACTTTACGCGTTACCTCGTTATTTCGCATGGCTCAATTCATCGACTACGGCGACAATTGTTCAGACGGCCCACCATCAACAATTGGGGATTACGATATTAACGACGACTTTATTAATGATGACGTTTCCGATCACTCCTCAACGATCTTCATCCCAAACCCTGGATCTCCCAGGGTCTCCATTGAGCGTTACCACTCCTCCGTCCGTTCGACGTCGCCTACAGAACAACCCTATAGTGTTTCGCGCAGGGGATCACGGTACCCCTCCGCCAGTTCTGACGAAATTCCCCTCCTTGCCAGAAGGACTCTCCGACGACAATCTCGAGTGGGATCACCTTACGCAAGACCCTTACGACAGCGACAAAGAAAACATTCCTCCGCGTCGTCGTCTGTTCAAGGATCCGAAGGCTCCTACGTGCGGTTGCGGTCTGTTTCAACCTTGCGAAACGTGCAAGATGCACTTGACCCGAGAGAGCCTCGAGATGGGTCTGAGAACCCATTTGAGATCCCCAATCACCTTCGCGGAGGTGAGCTCGCAGGCCTCGGACTACCAGGCAAGCGACTTGGGAGCGGAAAACCAAGATGGTGCGCAAGATACTTCATGTTCACCACCTCTCAATCCGGGTATGATTGGCCCTATCAAGGGCTTATCGATGTCTGCGAAGCTCTTGGTGCTAAGCACAAAATATCACGAGAGCTCCACGCAGATGGAGGTTATCATTTCCACGCTTTCGTCGATTTTGAGCGAAAGTTTGAGTTTGAGAACCCACACAAGTTCTGCGTGGGAGAGCCAAGTGGAAGGCCACGTGGAGAGTGCCCGGTTAAAACTCATTGCAATATCTTGCCAATTACGCGCACACCCTTTAACACTTGGGACTACGTTGCCAAGTACGGCGACGTTGTCTCCAGCAATTGCGATCGACCAGTTGCTAGGGGAAGCAACGTCACTCGCGACGATATGTGGACAGGAAGCCTGGCTCTCGCAAACAAAAGCGAATTTCTTCAAGACATACGCAAACATTCTCCGCGAGATGCAGTCTTGTTCAACAAACAAATCACAGCATTCGCACATGCTACCTTCGACAACCCGCAACCGGATTTGCCATCTATCAACGAGGAAGGCGTCTACATTCACTGGGAACGGTATCCGCAAATTCGGAAGTGGGTTGTCCGCAACCTCCCCAGTCCTATCGAGACGATACGTAAGACAGCCCGGGGCCTCTCCTACCCTGCAGAGGTTGAAGCGGATGACCTTGCCTGGCTCGAACTTAATCGACCTGACGGAAAGCGATCCGGACGACCTAAGTCCCTCATCATCCACGGGGACTCTCGACTGGGGAAAACAATCTTCTCTCGAAACTTAGGTCCTCATGTTCATTGGCAGAGAGATTTCAATCTCAGGAAGCTTATAAACATGGGTGTGGACAACGTTGACTACGCTATCTTCGACGACGTTGCTTGGGACAACGCTGCGCTCAAAAACGAAGGTTTCAAAGCTTGGTTGGGTGGGAACAAATCGTTCGATGTGTCTGATAAATTCCAGGGGAAATTTACATTGAACTGGGGGAAGCCATGTATTCTTCTGACAAATAAAGACCCTTGGGAGGGCCTTCATTTCGACGATTCGAAATGGCTTAGGAAAAACGTCGTGTACGTAGCTCTTGGACCAGATGACCCTGATAGATCTAGTGCCATTGGTAGTGCCGACCTTTTTGAAGGTGAGAGTGACATTGATGATTATTAGATGATCAATTTTGCATAACTCCTTAAAATCATTAAAGCATACTTATCCAAAACACTCTCCCAAACGATCCAACAGTTGCATCATAGATGAAACCGATGTTGCAAGATCCAGGAACATTGTCCAAGATCTCGTTCTGCACGGAGCTGCTAACGGGGTCAAATGTATTAGAACCGTTCACCGAAGCTGCCCGAGCAGAACTTGTCATGCCCCACTGTGACACGCCCAAATAGCTGCCGTCGCCAATCCAACCAACGAGTTGATTTGCATTGCCAGCTTTCAACCAAGACCCGTAAACATCGACGGGTTCACCAATGCTGATAGACCTGAGCGGTCCACCAACTGCCTTGGTTATGAAACTGCCTCTGAACCCAACCAACACAGACGCATTGGGATACTTCTGTGCCGTAACTTGATCAGTTTCGTTGTCGGCAATATTGTCACCACCCCAGTCCATATCCACTCCTGGGGGGTTGAACTTGAGCCACTTCGTCGACATCTGTGGCATGGCCCCAGTGAATGTTTGGTAAACCGTTGGTCTTCCGGCCACTGGTCGCATAGCAAAATTACCACTAGTGAAAGTTGGTAATCCTTCAAGTCTGGAAGACAACGGTAATGACGAAGGGTCTGTGGCATCCCTAGACTGTATCGTTACTTGCTGCTGCGCACCAAGAGGATACATATTTTCTTCTCCGTCAGTACAGAGGTACGTGACGTAAGAATAATCCAGGTTCAGCTGAACAAAAGCGCCTCGGGTGGGTGCACCCTTTAACACCATTTTGTTCATTTCTTCAACGTTCAGCTTTCCGTCTGAAAACCTCGGAACGATGAATCCACGATACTTGGTAGTATACGTGCCATCGGGATTTCGATCCTGGTAATCCATCATCGAATTGCGTGAGGTAACGCCCCAGCTGTTACCCCACTTCAGGTTGATGTCGTTTCCGTCCATAACGACAACACCAAGCAACACTTTACCTTTGTTAATGACGATGTTCTTCGAGTAATAGCTTCCTTCCGAAAAAACGAAACTTGAAGCATATACACCGTCATCGACAAAGTTTGTCGACCAGTAACCAGATGACCCGGTTGAACCAGATGCTGGATAACCGAAGTAGCCTGAACCACCGGTCAACGAGGCCGCATCCTGCATACTCAGGTAACGCCTGGACCAGTACCCGGGACATATTCCGTTGAACACAACCGGTCCTGGAACACCACTGACAGGACTATCATTGACATGCACTGACTGTCTCATCTGAGATGCCATTATTACGTCAGTGTAACCGACTTGGCTCCTCGTTCTGCTGTATGCAGAATTCGCCAGCTCGGCCGGTATGGTATTATCGACCGGCGGAGTTGTGGGTTCCGGTGCACCCGTAGCCGGATCACTAATAGGAGGGGTCGGATTAGGTGTAGTGGGTACCCCAGATCCACCACCGCCCTAACCGCCGTCCTTGAAAGCCAGCTCAAACATGACCTTGATCTGGATCTTCCCTAAAGCGGCGGCTACAGTAGGTGACGTCGAATACTGTACAAGATCGTTGCCGCCTTCACGCCACATCACGAAGAAATAATTTCCTCCTTTGATGTCC